GATGGCCTCCTCGTCGATGAAGAGGACGGTCAGCAGGGCAGGATCGATCTCCCCGGCCTGGATCAGCTTCAAGGTGAGGTCGGCCAGGCACAGGCTGTCCTTTCCGCCCGAGAACGACATATAGACCGGGACGCCGTTGGAAAACACGTTTTTGATACGCTGGCGGGCGGCGGTCACGATGTCCACGTTGGACGCAACACGCTTCACAGCCATATCCGCTCACCGCATTTCGGGCAGAGAATGAACCGGCGTGCCGATCCTTCCTCCTGGGGCTGTGTTCCAGCCGCCGGCGGGACATATTCCTCGGCATTCCTCGCGGCCGCTTCCTCCCGGGCCTCGGTGCGCTCCCGGGCGTTGCGGATCTCCTCGATGCGCTCCTCGTCGATGGCGCCGTACTCGCTGAGGGTGTCGGCGGCCTCGTCTGCCTCCATGACCATCGCCCGAAGCAGGTCTTCCTCATAGCCAGGGATGTCCAGGTCATCCTTCAGCTCCAGGACAAAAGCATCCAGCGCGGACAGGTCATCCACGCCCAGGTCGAACACTCGGTTGTCGGCCAGCATCAGCTTTTTCTTCTGGGCCTCGGTCAGGCCGGTCACGACGTAGCAGTCCGCCTCGGTGCGGCCCATGGAGAGGAGCGTTTCATACAGACCGTTGCCGGCCAGGATGACGCCGTCCTCGTCCACCACGATGGGGCGGATCTGGCCGAACATCTCAATGGAGCGCCGGAACTCCTTCAGCTGCTTGTCGGTGTGCATCCGGACGTTCCGCTCCGGGCGCCGGAGCTCGGACAGGAGCTTTCTCGTCACGTTCATGCCCACACCCCCTCCAGGAAGACCCGGGCGCTCTCGATCTTCTCCGCCGCCTCAATGACGATGGAGGGGTCGATGTCGTAGACCTCGCGCCAGCCGTTTTCGGTGCTGCCCGTCCACTGCCGGGCGGGCCAGGGGTGCGTACCGCAGAGGTAGCCGTTCTTCCACCCGTAGATGGGCGGGAGGGGAAGCTGGTGGTAATGGATATAGGCCAGGACATGCTCATGGCTCCAGGCCGCGAGCGGGCTGAAGCGGGTGACGCCCCTGCCGTCGGTGTAGATGTTGGTGCCACGGCCCACATAGTTCCCGTCCGCACGGCGGCGGCCCAGGATGATGAGGTCGAGGCTGTGGACCTTGGCGTAGATGCGCTGGGCTCGGTGCTGCACAATGGAAAACCACCGCCCAGCAGTGGCCGAGTTCTGCGGGAACAGCATTTCGGGGTGACGGGCCAACCAGTCGAGCCCCTGGTGCGTGTTGATGACCTCGCAGCCAGCCGGCTTGTTGGCCTCGATCCAGCCGGCAAAGGCCGGGTACTCCAGGTCGCACACGCCGATCATGCAGTCGGTCACGCCGGCGGCCTCGCAGAGCTTGCCAAGGACAATGCTGTCCTTACCACCGCTCCAGGCATAGGCCGCCTTTTTGCCCGCTGTCTTGGCCTTGATGTCCTTGATGGTCGCGGCCACAAGTTCGCCCAGGGCCGTCTCGGAAACCGTGCTCTCGATGGTTGCAACGGCCTCCAGCCAGGCTTCATTGGTGATGCTTTGTTTCCTACCCAGGCTCATGTCCTCACCGCCTTTCTGGAGGCGATGACGGCCACGACGCCACTCGACAGCACGGTTGTCAGACTGCCAGCCGTTTTGAGGGCCGGAATGCCCGCGATGTTGCCATAGGCAAAGATGGGGAGCCCGACGCACAAAGCGGTGAGGACGCCGGCGAACACGCCACCGGCGGAGAGCTTCTTCCCCAGCAGTGTCATCACTGTGGGGAGCAGCGTGGAGGCCCGCAGGGTACCGTAGAACAGGAACAGGTGCGTCACGGTCAGCCCCGGGATGTTGGCAATCAGGATGCTCACCAGCAGCAGGGCCAGCATGACGCGCCGGGAGGCGCGGATGTTGTCGGCCCCCTCGCCGGTCATCCAGTCTGTCGTGAGGGATGCCGCGGCGCACAGATTGCTGTCCACCGTGGAGAGCAGGCCGGAGATGGCCATGACCAGGAAGGGCACCAGCACCCAGGCCGGGAGCAACGACATGACAAACTCGAAGTTCACCATGCCGGCATCTGCCGCACGGAAGTTGGAGCCGGCGGCCAGGAAGCCTACCGTGCCCATGGCGATGGGGACAAGGGCGAACAGCAGAGCTGCAGCGAAGAACGAGCGGCCGATGCGGTCTTCCCGAATAGAGAATGTCCGCTGCCAAAAGCACTGGTCGCCGAACGGCCCAGAGATAAGGCCGACCGCCGTCGGGAGCCCGAAGCTCAACAGCACCTCGACACCTGAGACGGAGATCAGGGAGGTGTACTCCCCGCTGATGGAGCCAAGTCCGGCCTGCACTGTCTCCAGGCCGCCGGTCAACCGGAGGCCCAAGGTCACCAGGAGCGCACCGCTCAAGAGGATGATGCCCAGCTGGACGACATCCGTGGCCACCGACGCTTTGATGCCGGAAAAGCGGGCGTAAGAATAGGCGATGGCGGCTAGGGCCAGCGTCATGCTCCAGAAGGGCAGGCCCGTGAGGAGGGCCAGCGTCTTCCCGCCGGCGAGCAGCTGCACAGCCGTCGAAAGGACGGCCAGCGCGCCCAGCTGGAAGGAGTAGACGCCCTTGACCTTCGGGGAGCGGTACCGCTCGGCCATGTAGCCGGTGAGGGTGATACCCTCCGGGTACTGGCGGCGGATCTTCTTGGCAAATGGGATGAAGATGATGAGGCACAGCACATTCGGCACCAGAAACCAAAACATTCCCGGCACGCCTCTCGTGTAGGCCATTTCCGATGATGTAAACAGGGACGGCGCCCAGATCCAGGTGGCGGCAATACTCATGGCCGCTACCGTGGCTCCGATGCGCCGGTCTGCCACGTGGAAACTTTCTGCGCTGGTCGCCCTGCGGGTGAAAATAAGCGTGACGCCGATCATCAGCAGCGCATAGGCGGCCAGGACAATGATTCCGAACATTTTACTTTTCTCCTTTTTTGGCGTCGCCGCTGCCCACGTTGGCGAACATGAAGCCCGGCGCACGACCGACGCGCAAGGAGTAACGCGGCGGCCTCAACCTCCTTTCCCAAAAGAATGGCGGCCCCTCCGAAGAAGGGCCGCCTGGCTTCATAGGATTTTACGAGTTTAAGCATATCGCACATAAAGGGCGTTTGCAAGCGTCGCACCGCGTCACGCCGTTGCAACTTTTCAGGAGGACAGGTAGCGGTAGCAGGCCGACTTCACGCCGTCCTCCGTGTTGCGCCCGCCGATGACAGCGGCGACCTCGCCCCAGGTCAGGCACCGAAGAAAGCGGAGTCGGAAAATCATCCGCGTCTGGTCGTTCTCGATGCTCTCTACAAATTCCGTGACGGCCGCCTCCGCCCGGTCGATCTCCTCTTTGAGATACCGAATGCGCTCCGTCATGTCGGCGATCTCCACAGCCAGGTCGCCCACCTTATCCCGGACGCCCGGCGCATGGGGCATTCCGCTCAAGTTCTGCGCTCCGGGGCAAGCCGCGGCTCGGAGAGACTCCAGGATTTCTTCGTCCCTGTTCAGCCGCTCGCGCAACTTGTAATACTGGGACAACTCTTGTAGCGTCATTTTTGGCTCACCCCCACACCATCGTTACTTCCGCTTGAATTCCTTTGCCTTCGGGCAGGTGCTGAAATGGGACACATACCCGAAGCCGCTCACCCGGTCACGCTCGCCGATAAAGTCGCAGCTCACGACTTTCCCCAGCAGGGTGACAACCTTGCCCGGAGCCCCCGGGCGGGCCCAGAATGGCACCGCCCCGGGATTACACGGCATACTTTTCCCGGCCGTGGTCTTTACCCACACGATTTCAGCGCCGCACCCGCGACACACGCTTCTTCTGCTGCTCATGGTACGCACCGCCTCCTATTGTCATCTGCTCCATCTGCTTTTGCGGGGCCTCTTCAACGGATATCACCCGTGCATCCCCATACCGTTCCAGGAACATGGCTAAGTCCTCTTTGATGCCGATGGCCTGGCTCGCCCGGGCATTGACCTGGACAGTGATAATCAGCACGGGGGAACCCTCTTGCCCGGAAACTCCGGAAAAGGCGAGCTCTCGTCCAAAAATACGTAAGTAGTCACTCGCCCCAAGTGGCCCATTGAGCTCCCTGCATCGTACATCGCCCTGGAGGCGCGCCTAAAGGCCCGTCTGGTCCGTCTGGCGGATATACCGACACCTTGCATTGCTGCTATGAAGCGCGCAAAATCGTAAAACTCCTCATGCGAACAACCTTGCGCCCGCATCTTTGTGAGCCGGACGGCTTCATTTCTTGAAACTCCATCTCCCATAAGCCTTTTAACAAAACGCTTTCTTGTCATCTTTGCACCCCCTCAAAACTCTCTCTGACGCCCTTCTCGAACTCGACCACATGGAAGCGACCGGCCGGGTGTACCCAGACCACCGCCACGCGCATCGTCTGGGCGTTCTTGGCGTCGCTGTCCGAAAAGGAAACAGGCTTGC